GGTAAAAGATAAGATAGACCGCTGGTGTAAAGAAATAGAAAAAGATGAATTCCAAAAAGATATTTATGATTTTGAATTTGAAGAAAAATATTACAGACCTTGCGATCCCAATGATGATTTTCTGGTAAAAGTTTTAGGTGAATTTCCCCGGGAAGATGAAGGAAGCGTAATACCTTTGATATGGTGTGAAAAAGCAGTAGAACGCTGGCATGAATTAAGAGACAAAATTAATACAAAAGAGATCCCATGCCGCTGGGGTGTAGATGTTGCTGGTATGGGTAGAGATAATACTATCTATGCTCCCAGATATAATAATTTTGTAGATAAATTAATCATAGAAATAAGTAATGATCATATGGTAGTTGCAGGAAAGATCAAGAATTTCCTCACCGATACTTCAAGAGAAGTTGAAGATGAAGCCTTTATAGATGCAATTGGAGAAGGAGCTGGAGTCTATTCAAGATGTAGAGAACAGAAATTAAGAGTAACTGCTTGTAAGGGATCAATGTCTGGAAAAGGGTTTCGAGATTATACACAGCAAAGGACTTTTGCAAATATGAGAGCTTACACTTGGTGGGCGGTTCGAGATGCTTTAAATCCAAAAGGGGAATTTAATTTAGCCATACCTCCTGATGATTTATTGGTTGAAGAACTTACAGAACCTACTTTTGAATATAGAAGTAATGGAACAATAATGATTAAAGAAGATAATACAGAGATAGCGGAAAGTCTGGGGCGGTCACCAGACCGGGCAGATGCCTTAAGAAATACATTCTGGCCAAGTTTAAGATTTGAGGTTGCATGATGGCAAAACCAAAATTTCATATTGAAGTTGATACAAAAGCAATGAGAGAATTAATGAAAATAAAGAAAGCATATATAGCAGGAATAAAGAAAGGATTTATAATAGATTTTGAGATTAATCCAGAAGCTATTGAAGAAGCATGGCAAAAATATAAAAAGGAAAATTTATAAATAATGTACTATACACAACAAGACATAGCGAATTATAATATAAATACTAATGCTCCCTTATCGTCTGGTGAGATACTTCTTGATTTAATCAATGAAGATATGACAAGCAATTACAAAATAAGGATGACAGAAGGTCGGCGATATTATGAGTTTAATCATGATATTCTAAAAGAGGATTTTCGGAAATATTATGATCAATATAATAATGAACAGACTGATTTAAACAAAGCAAATAATAAACTTGTTCATGCGTATTTTAATTTACTTGTACGACAGAAAATATATTATTTACTTAAACAAGATATTACTATTACCTATGAAATAGAAGGAAAAGTAGATAAAGATACAGCTCAATTAGTATTAGATTTATTTGGTAAAGAATTTCATCAGATTATGCAGGATTGGGGAACTGCAGCATCAAATAAAGGTGGTGAGTGGATTCATATATATTTAGATAAAGAGAAGTTTGATTATGTTATAATTCCGGCAGAACAGATAATTCCTGTTTATGAAACAACCAAACAAAAGAAATTGAAGTCATTAATTAGATATTATAAAATTAAGATAAATGAAGCCGGAAAAGAACGAGAGTAGATTCAAGCTGAATGGTGGTATCCTGACAAGATAGAATATTATGCAGAAGATATTGAAGGCCGGATGATAAAGGGTGAAACAAAGAAAGGTCATTTTAAGAGAATAAAAAATACTAAAGAACAATGGATGACCTGGAATGACTTACCCTGGGTTTTACTTAAGAATAATTCAAAACAATTAACAGATTTACAGGGAATAAAGGCTCTTATAGATTCTTATGATTCTGGAGAATCAAAATTTGTCAATGATTTGGAAGATTTACAAGAAGCGATTATTAAAGCATCTGGTGTTAATGAAGAACCAGGCGATTTAAGAGATAAGATTCGTAAACATAAAGTAATAGTTGCTCAGCATCCTGAATCAGATATAGATTTTATGACAATGACTATTCCTTATGAAGCAAGAGATCGAGCTTCAAAGAATTTAGAGGAAAATATATTTACTATAGGAATGGGAATTAATCCGAAAACAGATAAGTTCGGAAATGATCCATCCGGAGTAGCTTTAAAATGGTTATATTTACCACTTGATTTAAAAGCCTCTGCTTTAGAAGTTAATTTTAAATTGGCATTATATAAATTATTTGGATTCGCTTGCGAATATTTGGCTTTGACAAACCAACAGAAAGATATTGATTCAGATAATTTTAAATTTACATTTACTAAGTCTATGCTTGCGAATGAAAAAGAAACTATCGAAAATTGTAATGCTTCAAAGGATACGGTTTCAGAAGATACCGTATTAGAGCATCATCCCTGGGTTGAAGATGTTGAAACTGAAAAAGAAAAACTTGAAAAAGAAAGAGAAAAGTATGATGTAAGTTTGGAGAATATCCCAGGGGAAGAAATAGAAGAAGAAGATGACACAAAATCAATTAAATAAAGATATACCAGAGTTTATTTATACAACTACAATAATTGAAATATTTATTAATAAAAATGCAGAATATTTTGAATTATATTGGAATTAAGAATGACACAGAACCAACTAAATAAATATCTTGCTCAAAAATATGGATTAAGTGCAAAATATATTGAGAGTCTAAATGGAAAAGTTGAAAGACGAATAGCTTTGTTATTAAAACAAAATCTTAAAGAAGTAAAGAGTAAATTAGCAGATATGTATGAACAATATGGCGATAATGTTCGATTAGCGGATATGAACAAATATAACCGGCTTAAAAATATTGAGAATGATATTAAAACACAGCTTACTAAATTAGGCAATAATGGAAAGTATATGATTGATTCGCATTTAGTAGATGTCTTCAAAGAAAAATATTACTATTGCGGATATGCAGTTGAGACTGGTCTTTCAACAGGTATGGGATTTACCGGACTCAATACTAATTATATAAGAAGTGCAATTATTAATCCTTATGATGCTATCAAATGGCCGAAGCGTCTACAGGGTCATATAACAAAACTTAATCAAGGCATACAGCAGAGTCTTACAAAGGCATTAATTCAAGGAGATGGATATTCACAGACTGCCAGAGAATTTTCAAAAACATTTGATATAACTTTTAATCAAGCGAAAAGAATTATTTGGACTGAATCAAAAAGAGTTGAAAGTGTTGCGAATACAGCAGCGTTTGAAAAGACTCAATCGGCAGCGGATAGATTGGGGATTAAGTTAGAAAGACTTTGGGATGCAGTTAATGAGTCTGATCCAAAAAGAAAACATAAACCTCCTCATCAATATTTAGATGGAAAGCCAGCAGATGAAAATGGAGAATGGCGGTTTTCAGATGGGACGATAACTAAGGGCCCAGCACAATCAGGCGTTGCTAAACATGATATTCATTGCAGATGTGATGTTAGAACAGAAGTAAAGAAAATGTCAAAAGCTATGGAAAAGAAGATTGCTGAAATGAATATACCAGATATAGAATATAATGACTGGAAACAAAATAAAGATATACCAATAAGGAAAGCTGCTTAATGATAGAATCATTAATAAATAAAAAAGCACTTGCAATATTAGGTTTTCATGGTTATATTAGATTTGTAGGTATAGATCGAAATGAAAGAGAAATAGATAGAAAAATTAATATTCATAAAGGTCATATGCAAGAAGAAAAATGTTTAACATGGTCGTTTGAGGAGAATAAATATATAAATTAAATTAATAATATAATAAGGGATCACTGAGAAATCAAAGCCCATGCCGTTAAGCGGTATGGGCTTTTTTTATTTGCTCTTTCTCAGAGCCTAAACGAGATGTTAGTAAGGTCGTAACCTTCAAAAAACGAAACTAATAAATTTAAGGAGTTTGTCATGCAAAAAGAAGTCAAAGAAAAATTAGGTGAAGAATTAATCAAGCAGATTGAAGAAAAAGTTGGAACGCTTGATGATTGGGTTTCAAAGAAAGATGGAGCTTATATCCCACGTGAAGTCGTTGATAAGGATAAGGAAAAATTGAGAAATCAAATCACTGCTCTTGAGGATCAACTTAAAGAGCAGACTAACGGATTAAAAGAGCTTGAAAAACAAATTGAAAATGGCAAAGATGCTACCGAGCAGATTAAGGAACTTCAGGAAAAGAACAAAGAAACAGAAAAGAAATATCAAACTGAGTTGCTTAAACTTCAGAAAGAGCAAGCTATCAAGTTAAAACTTATTGAAAATGAAGCGATTGATCCTGAACTCTTAGTAGGCAGATTTGATCTTGATGTTATTCAACCTATCAGAGGCAAAGACGGCGAATTTACCGGAATTGATGAACAGATTAAAATTTTTAAAGAAGAAACTTATAAAAATCAATTCGGAAAAACAGTCTTGGAAGGAGATGCACCTAATCTCGAAGGAATAAATCCTGAGACGCAGAAAGAAATTGACAAACTTAATAAAGAGTATGAAGAAGCAGTTAAAAAAAGCGATCTTCAGACTCAAATTAAATTGAAAGATAGAATTTTTGAACTTAGTAAAAAGGAGTAAATTATGGCGGATACAACAGGCTCAAGTTGGGATTTAGTGAACTATGTAGGTGAATTATTTACCGCAAGTCAAACTAAATATCCTATTGTTACTTTGGTTGGCCAGAATGGAGCAATGTCAGTACAGAATGATGAGTTTCCACTTTCTGTAGAATATTCACTTCCTGCTGCCGCACAGAATGTAAGAAGTGAAGATGATTCAGTTACCGCTCCCGATCCTGTAGATGTTACTACTTCACAAAATAAAAATTGTATTCAGATTCAACAACATTCTGTCAAAGTAACTTATAAAGCATTATCAAATATGAATCGGCTAACCGGAATAGCAGATGCAAATAAGTCATTATCCATAAACGATCATTTGAATTTTCAAAAGACCCAGAAAATTAATGTTATCAAACAGGATATGGAATATACCTGGATTAATGGTACTTATGTTGCATCTTCTGCATCTTCCGTAGCTCAATCTTCCAGGGGGGTATTCGAGGGAATCTCGGATGCGTCAAATGGAGTTGCAGCAGGTGGGGTAGATTTGTCAAAAGAACTTATTAATCAAATGTTACGAGAAGCCTATGCAGATGGAGCAGTTTTTCAGAATCCTATTTTTGTTGTTAATGCTTTTCAGAAACAGCAGATTTCAAAAATTTATGAATACGTTCCTACCGATAGATATTTAGGAGGCTCTAATATTCAGGCAGTAGAAACAGATATGGGTAGAATAATGGTTGTACTTAATTCTTTTATGGATACTGATGATCTTCTTCTCTTAGAGCTTTCTGCTTGTGCAAATGTATTTCAACCAGTACCAAAGAAAGGCCCATTATTTTATGAAGATTTGGCAAAAACCGGAGCTTCGGAACGTGGTCAGCTTTATACACAATTTGGTCCGGATTATGGTCCTGCTTGGATGCACAATGCTATCACCGGTCTTTCAACAAGTTAAAGGAGGTTATTATGAAAAAACTATTAACTATTTTATTGATTTTCTTTTTAACCTCTGGCTTGTTTGGTCAATGGACTGATTTAGGGGGTGGAGTACAACCACGAGTTCGTACTGCGATTGGAGAACTTCGGGAACGCATTGGAGCAGAAGCTCTTAATTATGCCAGGACTCTTGAAAATGGGAAGCGTGTAGTTTTTGTAGATTCTTCAAATACTTCTGGAGCGGAAGATGGTAAAACCTGGGAAACTGCTTATAATACTTTAACTGAGGGTATTAATGCAGCTCGTTATGATTTAGGTACTACTGATCTTGATGATGATAAAAATCAACATGCTTATGTATTTATTGCACCTGGCCATTATCAAAAAATTTCTTATACATCATTTTCTGGATATGGATTACATTTAATCGGTGTTGCTCGTGGAAATAGTGATTATGGTGTAACTATAAATCAGAATAATAAATGTATTGGTGCACCCTCAGTAATGGTAGCAGGTGGGGCAGAATTAGAACTTGCAAATATGACTATCTGTTGTGATTACGATGTCCCGGCTTTGTATTTTACTCAAGCTGATTATGTTAAAATTCATAATGTGCATATAAAGGGTGATCAAGATTCTTGTACTTATGGAATACAGTTTGATAATGCGAAGCATGTTGAAATTTATAATTGCGTAATTGATGGTTGGGAAACTGCTGGAATTTATTTTAATGGTGGCGATAATCAATATTTTATTTATTGTAAT